TTGTAAAATCTATTGAACCACTAGTAGCCATTATGGACGTCCATTAAGTGAATTAGGATCTACGGATGTGACAAACTTATCAGGCGGTCTAACACGCGTAGGGGTAACATTTATCTTCTCTTCGCGGCCTCTTAGATCTAGCTGGGGGTGCTTAGGTGACCAGTTCTCATCACTCATCACAAGACCGCGCCAATCCTTTCTAGCCTTGTCAGAGCGAATCTTACTACCGTCTATATCATCTATAACATTATGCATACCCGGTATTGGGTTTAATAATCCTAATGTCATATTGATCACCTTTAATCCACTTTATTAATTTCTATTTTATCGTCATCTTTAATTTTTTCTAAAGCTGATAACATTTCTATCAGTGGTTTAGCTTCTTCGTATGGCTTTTTTACTAAATAATTTGCTAATGCTTGTAACTGCTCTTGTTTTATTTTATACATTTTATTTAACTCAACAATTTATAAACTATTGCTGTTGATCTTACCATAATAAAACCAAACAAAGCAGCAATCCACGCCACCGCCGCGCCTTTTTGCTCTCTAGCTTCGTCGTAAACGCTAAGCGCAAAGTTTATATCATCTCTAGTTCTCGGCCCGTCTTCCCAATCAATGTCATGATTTTCACAAGATTTTTCAAAATTAAGTTTTAGAAAATTCAAAGATTTATCAACAACTAATGATAGAAAATTTGATATAGGGCCGTCCCCAGCGGGACCACAAAAACTGTCCCGTTTGTACATCAGAAATCACCGCTTTTTATATTAAATTTATGGCAATAATTCATTCGTCCATTGCCCCGAATAGTCATAATTATTAATAGAATCGGCATCTTCTAAAATAGAAACATTATCTTTGTGATACCTGCAATTTTTGTAAATATTTCTTACCGGATCGGATAAAGTAACTCTTAGCTCTTTCAATTGGCTTAAAGTGAAAATATGTTCGATATTATCTACAGACCACCATTCATGCGTAAAGCTGCCCGGTCCGTTTATTTCCTCGACATCCTTGCCATTTGAAATCACAGTGCCTAAATCGGTTCTGGTTTCTCTATCTGCTTGATAATATAATTCAGACGATAAAGGCGGCGAATTATAAGGAAGTCCAGCCAATAGAATCGAATCCCTATAGTCATTAAGTTCTTGTTTCTTATCTTTTTTAGCTACTTTAATATAGTAAGGGCTGCCTATATGTACATTCATCAACTCTTCTAAAGAATCATTTATAGCTTGAGAAAAAACAGTTTCATTCGGGAATAAAAAACAAATAGAATCCGCGCTTTTTTTAAAATGAAACCCTTCACAACCTAAAGGCGATTCATCAATGTCTTGCTGAAGTGCGTTATAATTAATGCCGTTTGAAAAATGATTGGAATATGTAAAAGGGTATTTAAACATTTTCTACTTTCTCCAGCGTTATTGATGTGTTCCACATAGCCGCTTCAATTCCACCAGAACTAGCCGCAAAAGAAAAAACAACGTCTATATCACCGTCAGCGGCAAGGGTGAAAGGATATGATTGCTTGAATATATGTTTTTGACTTGTTCCCCTTCCGTCACCGTCATTTCCTCCGCTATCTTGCGGCTCCATTCTAAAAACTTCGTTGCTTGTTCCTTGGAGGGTTCCGTCTATCTCCGCTCTAAATATAATACTTGTGTTTGTGGAATCGTAGGATTGGTTTGTTTCAAAATGTATTCGATAATCACCCGCTTTATTTCCTACAAAAGTATCATTTATTTTGTCTACAAAACTTGTTGTTGTATTAACATCAATAGCGTTATCACTTAAAACTTTTGGTAGAATCTGATTAATTATTGGATTGCTTGGGTCGGTGTTATCGACTGATATATTTTCACCTTCCGAAACACTAGATACAAAAGCCGCATAATTTCCTGCTCCCGTTAATGCGTTTGCTGCTCCCGCTCCAGTTGTTAAAGCTACGCCGTTAAAGCTTGTCCCCGTCCAAGTGCTGCTACTTGTTACAGGGCCGGTGATCGCGCCCCCACTCAAATTTAACTTTGAATCTAATGCTGTTTGTAAATCGGTTTGACTAGATAAAGTCCCTGTAATTGATCCCCACGCGGAAGATGTTGAAACCGGATTGTAGTTTCCTTGCTCATCAAGAAAATTAGCGGCTGAACCGCTGGTAGTCAAAGCTACGCCGTTAAAAGCTGTACCAGTCCAAGAGCTTATACTTGTAACTGGGCCAGTCATTGCGCCGCCTGATAAATTCAGCTTTAAATCTAGAGCGGTTTGCTGGGCTGTGCTTACTGGTTTATTAGCATCACTTGTATTGTCTACGTTGCCCAAGCCAATATCACCGGGAACGGGAAAGCTCATCACCGGATTTACAGCCGTTCCACCAACACCGTCACCCGTAACGCTATCAACAGCACCACCAAGAACAGTGTTACCCTCTAAAACTGTACCCGCTGAAGTTCCAAAGTTTTTATTAAAAGCTGTATTTTCAGAGAAATCATTTTTTTTAGCGTCTAGTGCTAACTGTAAATCAGATTGATTCGATAAAATACCCGAAATCTCACCCCATGCCAGCGGGCTATAAGTTCCATCTTCACGTAACACATTAGTAACGATTCCGCCATTCGTTAAAGCTACGCCGTTAAAATTTGGAGAGGTTAAAGTTGATCCGTTCCATGTTAAATCCGAGCTTCCATTAAAAGAGCCTAGCGGGTTATTAAATTGAATAGAATTCAAAGGGCCGCCGGGTGTATTTGTTGTGGGCGAAAATGGAACGCCTTTGATTGTGAATTCACCAAGAATGTTTAAATTTAATAACTGAGTGAACGGATTGTCATTTATTGAAGGCATTAAACTACTCCAACTAAGGTTTTGCTTCTAAAACGTATTGCCTTACTCTAAAATTATTAGAATTTGATAAGTTCGCGCATTGAACTGTAAAAACATCATTTTTAACGGCTATAATTTTCATGTTAATCAAGTATGGAGTTGCTGCTGCTGATATTTCCCCTTGCGACCCAAAACTTCCAATCTCGCTAGCTCCCTGAAAAACTTTCATATTAAAACCCTCTACCCCGGCCGCTTGTTTTTCAACATAAACAGTAGCGTTAAGGTAGCCATTGAAATTATCCCCTACAAATTTCAGACCTCCGTTACCTTCTTGAACCCAATCACTTGTAGAATCTGAAGACATTGTGCTAGTCGTTGGATCAATAAGTGTAAAAATATTAGAGCCGGGGATAGTTATATCGGTAGAGCCTGATAAAGTTTCAAGCCTTCCATAGCTGCCTTGGTCTGTTTCCCCTATTATTAAATTATCCGATACTTTTAAGTTTCCTAGTACTGTAAAAGGCTTGCCAGCTATCTTGGTCATTTTTTAGCGTCCTATTTTATTGGTCTTTTTGTTGAGTCGGGAAAATCTGGATGAGATGGCCAGTTTCTTAACAATATAGCGTATGCGCGCCATTCTAGAGCATTAAAATTCCCCGCCAAATCTTCAGCATCTCTTATTTCAACATCAACCTTTCTTAACTCAGAATCCCGCCATGATCTCTCCTCGTCAATTTTTTTAATAACATCCAGAGCAGACAAATCATAATCAACAATTTCAGCAGAACCAACATCAACTAAATTAAAGGCTTCATGTTCTGTCAAGCAACAATTATATCCGTCGACTATTTCAACATAAGTAAACTTTGTTTTTTGTGAATTTATCGGGCATTTTATTAATGTCCTCATTTTTAAGAGTCTCCTTGCTGCATAATGCGGCCTGTAGTTGCGCCTGTAGCCGTTATTCTTATTGCTTCTAAGGGTGAGCCTTCAAATACCTCAAAGCCTGTTACAGCGGTCATACCAGAACCTGAAGAATCGTTTAAAGTACTCCATACAGGTGTTTCACCACGATTTACGAGATTTAAAGTACCTTCTACCAAAGCGCTACCACCACTAACTTGAATAGCATAGTTAGGCCATGACCATCTGTTTACAGGAATTACTTTTGTTTCACTATTTGCTAAATCAAATTCAGTATTTACATAAGAACTCATAAATTACCCCTTAAGAATTACCGTCATCAACCATAATGTAGTAGATACCAACTGTTACAGTGCCGCCAGTTGCAGCAGAAGCGCCTACACCGGCCTGAATAACTGTGTCAGCAGTAAGTGCAGTACCCATTAAAGAACCTGTTGTAAGAAGTCCTGAATAAGCATTAGCGGCAGCTTCATCAGCAAAGCCATCTGTAGTGCCAGAAATACCTATATCAACAGTAGGAGAAGCGCCGCCTGTGGCACCGCCTACGATAACTTGAGCGAATAAAGGTATACAGCCAGCAGGTAATGTTTTACTTACACTAGCGCTCGCTTGAGTGGGATCGAAATCAAATTGTACACATTGAAGGCCTACAGAGGGGGTAGCAGACTTACCACCACTACCGTATTGTCTCTGATAACCTGCTAAAGAAGTTCTAGCCATTGGATTGCTCCATTTATTAAGTTAATTGGCAAAGAAAAAGGAGGCCGAAGCCCCCTAATCTAGAGGGGTTAAGACCCTGAAGTTCCGTACATGCCCCTAGCGTCTGACCAACCAAAGCTATAACGCTCAGTTGCTTTAAAACGCATGTTGCTAGTACCGAAATCCATGTCTTGCTCAAAACGAACCTCACGACGAGTAAAATACTTCATTCCATCTGGCGAGTTAGTTTTAATAAACCAAGCATCATCATCAGTTAAGAAGTTGTTTACGGTGAAGCCATCTTTAACCGATTGCATTACCTTGACAGCGTTTACCGCGTTATTAGCTGTGTCATTCTGAAGAGTAGAACCTAAGATTCTCTCAGCAACAAACATCAGCGTAGGTGGCACGATTAAACGAATACCTTGCAATGCGATACGTAGACCACGTGGGTCAGTAGCTTGGTTAATTTGAATTAACAAATCTTCTAAGCTAGCCTCTGTTAAATCGGCATCAACTGCTAATTTATTAGAGAACGTACCAGTATCAGTAGGCCCGTTAGGATGAGAAGTACTTAAAAGCGCAACACCATCGCCATCCTGCATCTTAAATGAACTATCAAAAGCATTGTTAAGCACGTTAGCGCCTACAACCTCTTTAGTCTGGTTCATTGAGAAAGCTAAGGAGCGCGCTCTACGGTGAAATACGCCATAAAGGTTATCTTCTAAAGCTTCTTCAGTAACGATAAAACCCTTACCATAGGTTAGGTTAGGATATTTAGGTGTAAAACCTTCAGTTTGTGTATCGTATGAAATAGAATCGCCTTCAGGCTTAACAGGAGCCAATGAAAACCCTTCAAATTGTTGATCTACTTCATGGTTCTTGCGACTAGTGTTTGAGTCAAAGATTTTATCCCACTGCACGTCATGCTCTTTATACGATTGACCAAAGACCTCGTTAAGGCCTTCTTGGAGCATTCTGGCCGTGTTGCCAGCTGTAATAGTTCCGCCTGCCATGATCACACCCCAGTTAAGTTAGTTTGTTGAGAACGAATAACGCTAAAGACACCTAAGTTACCAACAGCACCCAAAGCAGTGCCATCAGATGGAGGAATCAAACGGATTAAACGTAGTGGGCCACTTGCATCAGCAGCGCCTGAAACCATTGCAGAACGAACCAAGTTACCAGCGGTAGAAGGTGCGTTAGCAGTTAACAGGAAGTTAGCGCCAATGTCAGTGACAGCGAGGGCAGAACCGATCTCAAGCTCATATAAAGCATTCGGGTCTACTTGAACTGTAGTTAAACGATCAGTTGAAGCTGTTCGTCCTTTTAATTCAAGATTAGAAAGGTCTGGAGAAAAACCAGTGATAACGCCAGTAATCTCAGAGCCAGAAGTACCAGCCGCGCGAGTAACGGCAGCAATGCCATCAGTATTGCCTGTACCTGAAGAGATAACAGCATCACCGATAGCCATTTGATTAGCGTCAGCAGCTAGGAAGGCAAATTCTTGCACCTTTCCTGTATATCCGCTTGCGCCTTGTGTTTTAGATAACTGAAAACCAGCCATAATAAACACTCCTATAGTTAAAGTTAAAAGTAAAAAAATTAGGCACCTGTCTTGTGACAAGTACGTTCGTTTTCCTACCCTAAACAGTCTTCTAACTATCGGAGGAGGGGCTTAGGCCCTTTGGCTGGCTAATACGCTGATTAGCTTAGATTATCACGTTCCACAACTTGATTAGCATCTCCCGGAATGTACTCAGGGACAGAACTATTCTTATTGGGACTGTTCTTTTGATTCAAGATATTGTTAGTCTCTATGATTTTACCACGTTTTGCAAGCTGGTCTGCTTCCCAATCTTTCATTGGCAACCTCATTAGGAATAAAGGATCTCCACCGGGTCGCATTGTCTTATCTCCGGTCTTTTCATCTATGACGAACTCATAGCCAGCAGCTAAGTATCTTTCAATCTTTCCTTTACCGTAACTTGCACACCATCGGTAATGAAAATTAGAGTCTAAACCACCTGTAGGCTCTAATTGCTTAGAACCACCACTCATAGGTACACGTTTAGCTTTAGGCTTAGGGCCGCGTTTCTTGGCTGATTCTGTTTTAATTTCGTTTGTCATAATTAAACTCCTTTCCTACTGTTTTGTACAGATTCTAAAAATTTATCATCAGTTGCAAATACTTCCCTAAGCTGTAGCTCTTGAGGTGTGCAATCTGACATGGTTAATTTCTGCTTACCACCCTTGGGGGCTTTGCCAGCGCTGCTAGAATAATCGCTGGCTTGGTTTCGATTCTGGTTAACCTTCCTAGCTGGTGCCTTACTATAATTAGTCTCAATAGCTTTATCCACAAAGTCTAATCTATCCTTGCCTAATAATCCTTGTCGGGTAGCGCGGTGGTAGGCGTTATCAGCATACGCTGATTTAGGATCTGATTTATCAAAGAACCACGCATTATTCCCTAGCCAGTCATCCATAAGCTCGGATTCGTCGGCTTGTGTTTCACGTTGAACCACTGGATTAGCATTAGATGCGACCTCGATAGTTTCCTTAGTGATAGCTGTAGCTGCATCTGTATCACCATCCTCGACCGCTTTATTAAGTTTATTTTGAAGGTCATTAAGCTTAGCCTCAGTAGACGCCCTATTAAATTTATTAAGGTTTTCCATCTGCTCGTTATGGCTTTTCTCCATCTGCTTCATGCGGTTCTGCATGTTGCGCTGGTTAGATTTCATTTCTCCCCATTCAACATAATGCTCAGCAGATTTCCAATTGTCAGGATTACCCTTCCACTCTTCTTTTGGTCGCCAGCCATCTTCAAAGGCCTGCCGCTCTACTTCGGATAGCTGGTTCTCCTCTTCTTTAATTTCCTCTTCTTTAATTTCTTCTTTAATTTCTTCTTCTTTAGGTTCGGTTTGGCCAAGGCCTAATGCTTCGTTAATATCTACTTGTTCAGCTTCCATCTTATTGCTCCACTTTGCCTAGAATGCAGTTACTGGGGATTAATCGGTAGTTTTCATGGTTGGGTAAATCATGTGATACACCGTCATATCGGTTAAATAGAACTAAATCTCCTACTTCATAGCCCCATTCTTTAGCCTTCCCTGATGACGTGTCGCTGGTCATATCTTCCCAGTCAGCGTGAACAAAGGGGCCTATCTTAATAACCCTGCCCATATTACGCCCATTCTGTTCTCGCTCCATTTCGGTCTGAGTATGTTGGATAACACCGCCTTCAGACATCTCTTGAACCTCATCAAGCTTTACAAGTATCTGCATACCACACGGGGTCACATTCATTATTCATCTCCTACTAGCATTTTATTTTTAAGGGAAACTTTGGAAAATTCTTTTAAAGAATCTATCTGACCTTCAAGGAAAGCGCTTTGGAGGGCGCATTGGTCAATAGTAGTAGGGATGACGCGCCCACCAACAGAAGTAACCTCTTGGTATCTGGGAGCTTCGTATAAATCTTTTAATTGTTCTTTTACTACATCAAATAATAAAGCGGTTACTGGATGACTAAACCACTCTTCAACTTGGTCTCTGTTCATTTAGTTTCTCTCTATCTAGCGCTGCTAGGTCTCTTTCTCTTTGGTTTTGCTCTAATTTCAGCTCAGCGTCTACTATAGCGCCTGCATTCTTGGTGGCTTCTGTCTCACCTTGTTCAGTTTTCAGGAATGCGCTCGCATTCGTTTCTATAACTTTGGCCTCAGTTAATCTTATATCCGATAGCGCCTTTTCTCTATTAGTGTCTTCTCTAATCAAAGCCGCTTGAGCCTTAGCCTTCTCTGCCTCGCCCACATCAGCCTGCGCTTTGATAGGTAAGAATTCTAATTCCTCTTGCCTCGCTTTAAGCCTTGCTTGTTCTTGAGCTTGTGATTTTGCTTGCTCTGGTGTGAGTTCTGGGTAAATCTCATCTAAAGATTCAGAACCTATAGACTTAAGATAATCTTTAACAATCGCTTGAGAATTACCACCCGTTGCATCAACTTGAGGCATAACGTCAAGCTCTGCCCTAGACTGCTGAATTCTTTGTATCTTACTGCTGTTCTCTGGATTAGCGCTTGGTGCTATGCCCATATCTTGAGCATTAAAGTCGGCTACTGGGTCAGCTTCTGGGTCATCTACCAACTCCCCATACAACTCAGGATCCATAAACTTCGAGTTTAGTTTAAACCAGATAGCAAACTCTCTGCCCATTGCTCTATAAACACGCAAGTTAATAGCACCTTTAGCTTCCTGCTGCTCTAAAAGCATAGATAATGCGGTAGTTGCAGGAGTGTTTGGTCCTAACGCTGCGCTCAAATCAGTAGTAGCTGAAAGCCTCTGAGCTTCTGCATTCATGTTCTGATTAAGATTTAATAACGTGGGTGATGGTTCTTTAAAGTCAAAAGGTCTAACGCCTGTCTGTAATTGCTGTGCTGAAATATCAGTAGCAATCCAAGCACCGGGTTGAACCTTCATATTACCTAAACGCTTTCTAAATCCTTTGGCCAACCAGCCGCCTTGAAGATTAGCCAGTGTACCGGAGTCTAATAGCTGGTTAGTTGTAGTATTAATACCAGCGGCATACGATCCTAAAATATGGAAGTAGCCAACTTTAAGGAAGTTTCCGCTAGGATCTGTAATAAACCCATATTCAGTTATGCTATTGTCTCGCTTTATCTTAACAACTGTGAGGCTTTCAGAGTCATCAGATAATAAAATATCTTCGTTCTCATCAAATATAGGAGCGCCTTCTTGATTCTTTTGAATAAGAGAATCTGCTGTAGTCGCTAATCCATCATCATCCATTACGGTAATATCATCCAAGCCGTATTGAGCGCGTATCCTCATCACTGTTCCTGATGAAGCGTGCACCGTTACAACGTAAGGCTCCTCGTAATCATCACCATCTAAATCGAGGAAAGTCTGCTGTTCATAGAACTCTGTAAACTTATCGTCGATAGCTTCTTCTCTGCCGCCTTCCTCGCTAACTTTAGCGCCTAGCTCTATCTCAACATCACGCCAAACGCCGGAAAGTATCTTTTCTTGGATCTGATTAGGCGTTAAAAATATTCTGTGAGTGAATCGAGGCGCACTTGATAGCGTCTTTGTAGACTGATTAATAGCAAAGTTAGGGTAGGTTATTACTTCCGACTCGTTATGACCTACTGAAGAGTTAAAGAATGTCTTTTTAAAAATACTACCTTGGCATGATAGGTCATAGAGTAATTTGTCCTGCTCTTCTACCCAGCTTTCATTCTGTACGGTTAGCTGCCAATTCATTACGGTCTGGATGCGCTCTATACGGTCAGCTTTAACGTCATCGGGGTCTTTACCAACAACAGTAGCCTTAACTAAATCGTCGCCTTTAAGGAGTTCTTGACTAGCTCTATCACCATACTTTAATCGGGCTTCCATCAAAATAGGCGTTTTGAAATTAGCAGCACCTTCCCAAGGTTCATCACGTGGACCTTTGGATGGTTTAATTAATTCCATGCCAGTCTCTACATCGTC